TGATACATTACTTGAAGGGATCTTTATGAATCTTTTCAAAATCAATAAAAAAGATTGATAGTATTTTTTTTAATAGTGCTATTAAGAATAATCGTATATTTAATTTTTGAACATGGAAAAAGAAACAACTGAAACTACATCAGAGTGTGATCTAGTGTTTATTTATTGGGAAATATGAGACTTTTTTATTTAATCTTTATATCTATATTTTTATCTGGCTGTTCTGCTAAATGGCATTATAATAAAGCAGTTAAAAAAGGTCTAGAAATTATAGAAAAATCTCAAACAATTACTATTACAACCATAGATAGTATACCTGTAATAAAACATGATACAATAGTATTTGAACATTTTTATACTCAAAAAGATACTGTAATATACTATAAGGATGTATATGTTCCTAAAACAATTCGAGAAATTAGAATTGAAAATAAACTCATTAGAGATACAATTAGAATTAAGGAAAAGGCAGATGTTCAATTAGCTAAAGAAGAAACAATACAAACTAAAATAGAACATAAGTCTAGTCCGTTTTTAAGATTCTTAGGTAGGATGTGGTGGATCTTTATAATAGGAGGTGTTGCATTAGGGTTATATATAAGAAAGTTTTTACCGTTTTAATATCATGTTATGGAAACTATTAGAAAAGGAAGTAAAGGATTAATAGTTGGAACTTGGCAAGAGTTTCTAAAAAATCTAGATCTATATCTTTATAAAATTGATAATGACTTCGGTAATCTAACTCATAATGCTACTGTAAAGTTTCAATCAATAAATGGTTTAGTTGCTGACGGAATTGTTGGTAAAAACACTTGGGGAAAAGCCTATGAATTAGGTATTATTACTACTGATGAACTTGAACAGCCAGTTATTCCAGAAGATTTTAATCTAGTTATTAAAGAAGCTCACATGCCTAAATCTGAATATAGAACTACTAGTGAGAAAAAAGATTGGGTATTTATCCATCATACGGCAGGATGGAATAACCCATTTAAAACTATTAGAAATTGGGCTAATGATAGCAGAGGTCAAATAGCTACTGAGTTTTGTATAGGTGGGCAAAAAATAGATACTGGAGATATAGAATATGATGGTGTTGTAGCACAAGCTTTTCCTGAAGGTGGATATGGTTGGCATTTAGGTATTGGTAATAATATTATGCACCGAGCATCAGTTGGTATAGAAGTAAACAATTTTGGTTTTCTTACAGAAGGAGGATATTATAAAAGAGTAAATGGTATAAAAACTTGGATCAAAAAAACTCCAGATAAATTTTATACATATGTAGGAACGGAGGCATTAGATTCTCAAATAGTAGAACTAGATGAACCTTTTAGAGGTTTTAAACATTGGCATAGATATTCAGACAAACAAATTGCTGAACTTAAAAAATTACTTTTATTTATTGCAGATAGAGATAATATTGATGTTAGAAAAGGACTACCTCAACTAATAAAAGAAAAAGGTGTAGAAGCATTTAATACATGCAGTGTATCAATGTGTCAAGATACTAAAGGATTGTGGACTCATACAAATTGTAGAACTACAAAAGTTGATATGTTTCCACAAGAGGAACTTATAGAAATGTTATTATCTTTGTAATTATGAAGTTTAGAAACGGTTGGAAAAAGCATAAACCTAATTATAGAACAATTACGATTAGACTAAGATTATCAATATTTGATATATTATCAATTGAAATAGATCCTAATAGAAGTTTTTATGCTTTAACATTTTTAAACTTTACTGTTAAAAACCGATAAATAAATATATAGATTGTACAGAAGTCCAGGTATATTGTATATCTGGATTTTTTGTTTAAATATATGACGTTTAAACTTTTTTAGTATATTTGTTAATAATTTTAAATAATATTTATTATGAAAATAATCTTTAGCAAAGTTAAAAGCTTTTTTACAAAAAAATCAACACTAATTGGTATAGGGGTATTAGCGGGTTTGATTTATTTATTTGCTCCTAATAATAGTGTAGGTGATTGGAGAAAAGGAAGTTCTGCTTCATTGCAAGCTACAATTTCATTAGATGCAGCCGCATTTAGAAACAGTAATTTAGATGATTCTATTCACGTACAAAAAAGTTCAGAATATGAACAATGTATCAAAGATGTAGTTATTAATCCAACTTGGGCAACATTAAATCACGATGTAATTACAACTTGTAGTACTACATCTAGTGGTATTTGTTGGTGTGGTGAAAACTCGAACTACATGATTAAATTTACAAACAGTAAAGGTGAGTCAGTTGGTTATGTTAAATTTCATGAACCATATGCAACACACTTTGAGGTTAAAGAAATACATTCAGATAATGGATATTTAGTATCAGTTAAAACAATTAGTACTGCAGATAGACATTCTAATTTTGATGTAACTATATCTATACTTTAATAATTAATAACTAAAATAAAAAAAATGGAAAACCAACAATTAGAAGATCAGTTAACACCTGAAGAATTAGAAGCTCGAAGAGAAGAAATGAAAGAGTTCTATGAAAAATCTGTACCTTTTCTTGAATCACAATCAAAGTATGAAAAACTTCTTACTGAGATAGAGGAATCAAGATATAAAAGGGCAACTATGCAGATACAGTATGCTAGTATGATGGCAGCTGCACAGGGTGAAATAGAAATGGATAATGATGAAATGCCAGCTCCATCTCCACCAAAATCAACACAAAAAGCACCAACTAAACCTGCTTCAACAAGTAGGAAATTAAAGAAGGGATAGAATGACACTTGTTAATCAAGTACAAAAAAGGGTAAAACTACCCAAGTGGGAGGTAGTTAAGTTTCAGATTTTAACTCATTGTTATATTAATCGTATAACAATGAGTGAGTCTGATCTTAATTGCTTAACTCTTTTAAGTTTTAATGAACCTATAGAACTTAGTAATTTCTGTTTAGACGCATCTTCAGAAGAAGATTGGATTTTTAAATCTCCTCAGACAGTTAGAAATAGTATTAATAAAGCTATCAAAAATGGATTAGTTATAAAAGATACATCAGATAAAAAGATGATTAAAATTAATCCAACTTTAAAAATACAAACTGAAGGAGTTATTTTATTAGACTATAAATTCTTATCACATGATTCCAAAGAAACCAAATAGTCTATATAAAGAAATAACAGATGAGTTTGAATGTTCGGAACAATTAGTAGATGATCTAGTACATTTTTATTATAAGACATTAAAAAAAAGAATGTCAGGTCTTACAGATCTAAGATTAAATGTAGAAGGATTAGGACATTTTGTTCTTAAAATAAGAAAAGTTAAGAATGCCATACCTCACTATGAAAAAGTTTTAAGTAACCACGACACTTCAACTTTTGGTGCTTATCATAATAAAAAAAGTGTTGAGGAAAAGTTAGAACTATTGAAACAATTAGATGTAAAAATTGAAGATGAATTAGAAAAAAGACAAAAATTTAAAAATGAAAAATACTCTAAAACTAATATGGCAAAACAGAAAACAAATACTAGAGGGGATAACTAATGCAGTTATTAGAGATGAGACTGTAGAAGAAATTGCAACTTTAAGATACAGTATTTGTAATGACTGTTTATCTAAAGGAAATGATTGCGCAGTTAAAGGTACTGCACCATGTTGTAATGAATGTGGTTGTTCTTTAGCATTTAAAACAAGATCACTTGCATCTGATTGTCCTTTAGGTAAATGGGAAGCCATAGCTACAGTAGAAGAGGAGGACAAATTAGAAGAATTATGATAGTATTTAATGCAGATGAACACAGTTATAAAAGTATTGATGATGATAATATAGATTGGATAAGTGTAACTACTTTAGTTAGTTATTTTAAAAAGCCATTTAATGCAATAGCAGTATCAAAAAAAGTTAGTAAAAATAAAAAATCTAAATGGCACGGTATAGATCCAAAACTAATTAGAGACATTTGGAACAATGAATCTAAACGTGCTACTGATTTAGGTACATTTTATCATAATCAGAGAGAAGCTGATTTGTGTTCTTTTGCTTCAATAGAAAGAGAGGGTGTCAATGTTCCTGTTTTTAAACCTGTTGAAACAGATAAAGGTATAAAAGTTGCTCCAAATCAAAAAATAGAACCAGGAGTATATCCTGAACATATGGTTTACTTAAGATCAAAAGGTATATGTGGTCAGTCAGATTTAGTTGAAGTAGTCAATGGAAAAGTAAACATTATTGACTATAAGACTAATAAAGAAATTAAAATGAAATCTTATGTAAATTGGGAAGGTGTTTCAGAAAAAATGCTAGCTCCTATAAATAATTTAGATGATTGTAATTTTAATCACTATGCTTTACAATTGAGTATTTATATGTATATTATATTAAAGCATAATCCTAAATTAAAACCTGGAAAAATTTTTATACATCATGTTTTGTTTGAAGTTGAAGGTGAAGATAAGTGGGGTTATCCAATAAGTAGTAAAGATGAGAATGGAGATCCCATTGTTAAAGATGTAAATGTTATTCCTGTTCCATATTTAATTGATGAAGTACTTTCTATTTTTTATTACTTAAATAATAACAGAGATAAATTAAAAAAGAAATGATTTTAACTAAATTATTTGATGTTCAAAATGGAACTGTAATACCTACAGAACACTGTTATACTTTAAAAGCTCTAAAGGATATAATGGATAACTATCCTGAAGACTATCTTAAAATATATCAATATCTATTTTATATGTCATGTCCTAATCCAGATCTTAATCCTTTTTTCTTTACACCAGATATAGATAAAGAAACAGTTATACTACAACAAATAGAAGCCGAGTTTTCTACTGAAGATGATGATATCTTTACAGCGCTTAAGTTTTGTCAAAAAATGTATGAAACTCCAACATCCAGAGCATATAAAGGTATATCATCTATGTTAGATAGATTAGCTAGATATATGGAAAACACACAGATTACTGATGGTAGAGATGGTAACATATCTCAGATACGTGCAGTAGCAAAAGATTTTGAAGCAATTAGATCATCATTTAAAGGAGCTTATAAAGATCTTCAAGATGAGCAATCATCTAGAGTTAGAGGAGGTCAAGGTTTAGCATATGATTCATAATGAGTGAAATTTACCAAGACATACCAACCTATGAAAACGAAGAATGGACAACTACAAGTTTTGAATCCAGAGAAGACTTCTCTAAGTTTATCAGAGACTTATTTAAAAAACCTGGGGAATATTTATTTGACGAAGTCTCAAGTAAATTATTTGTTGAGCAATCCACGAAGTTTAAAAATGATGGAGTATATTGTACAGCTCCCTTCAAATCAAGAGACTTCATAAAATATTGGGATAATGAAAAAGCTAAGTGTCGTAAAGGAGTAATTGTAAAAAATAATGGTAAAACATGGTTTCTTGCAAGAGAATACTACATGTGGTTAAATTTCTTACCAATCTTTAATAAAGAAATACAAAATTTTGGTTTTGCTGATATTAGAGATGCACAGTATCATATGGCATTATATGAACTATTAGCAGAACTAAATTACAAACATGTTGCAATACTTAAGAAACGTCAGATTGCATCTTCTTATTATCACATGGCTAAACTAATAAATCAACAATGGTTTGAGCCAGGGGTTACTTTAAAAATAGGTGCTAGTCTTAAAGACTATATAAATGAAAAAGGATCTTGGAAGTTTTTAGAAGAATATGCAGCATTTCTAAATGAACATACTGCATGGTACAGACCTATGTCACCAGATAAAGTAATGATGTGGCAGCAAAAGATTGAAGTTAGAAAAGGAGACCGTAAAACAGAAGTTGGTCTTAAAGGTACTATACAAGGTATGTCATTTGAGAAAGATCCAA